TATCAGAGTTGGTCATGAAAAAACTCGTGTTATCTAATTATTAAGGAGAAATTATTATGGCAAAGCGTCCTTCACTGACTGGTGGACAAAAGATTGAGTCCAAGCCTAAGAAAACTCGACAGGGGTGTGGACAACATACCAAATATGCTGCAAGTAGCAGAAATGCAAAGCGTAAGCGTTATCGTGGTCAAGGAAAATAATATTAAGGACTCCTAATAGGGGTCTTTTTTATTGTTTAAATAATTAGGGATAGCAACCCCGTAAAAAGTTCTGTTTACCCTTTAAGGAAAAACAGATGGCTAACAATCCAAATCCAGATAGAAATTTTGATTATATGAAAGAGACATGGGGAACAACTAGTCTTATTACTGATTATTGGTCAAATCCACAACCTAAAATGCTTCGTGAAATTGCTAATGATACACTAACACCTAAGAAGCATGATCTAAAAACACAATCAGAATTGCATGAGAAGATTCGCAATGATGAGGATTATGATGACTGGGAGTATGGAACTGAACCTATTCCATTAAATGAATTTTAGTGTAATAAATAATGTGAGTATTCTTGTGTAAAAGTGCCTGTCCAAAGAGTCAGTAAAGGATTTAAAGACATTAGTGCCTCTTTTCAGGTCAATCCTCTCAATGAGGATTTGATTGCACTTAAGAACGAAAATGCCATTGCTCGTTCTATTCGTAATCTGATTTTTACAGTAAAAGGAGAAAGACCATTTTCACCCAATCTTGGTTGTGGAGTTAATGGTCTTCTTTTTGAAACTATGGATAGTCTCACTGCCTCTGTGGTTCGTGATGAAATTATCCAAACAATTAAAAATTATGAACCTAGAGTTAGTTTGATTGATGTTTTTGTTAGTTCAAACTTTGATGAAAATGAATTGAATGTAACCATCCAGTATTATGTTGTTGGTGCAGATATACTACCACAAGAATTAACATTCGCATTGCAACCCACTAGGTAAATGCCTTTAGTCAATTTTAGCAACTTAGACTTTGATCAGATAAAGATTTCCATTCGGGATTACCTGAAAGCGAATTCTAATTTTACTGACTATGATTATGAAGGGTCTAATCTTTCCACTATTATAGATGCATTAGCATATAATACTTACATCAATTCTTATAATGCTAATATGGTCACCAATGAGGTGTTCATAGACAGTGCTACATTGAGAGAGAATATTGTTTCGCTTGCAAGGAACATTGGATATGTTCCAAGATCAAAGAAAGCAGCAAAAGCAACTATATCTTTCTTTGTTGATGTATCAAATACTACTGCTGTCACATTGACTTTAAAGGCTGGTTTGGTGGTCACAACATCAAATAGATTTGGATCAACCAGTTATACCTTCTCTATACCATCAGATATTACTGTTCCAGTAGATTCCACTGGAACTGCATATTTCACTGATATTGATGTGTATGAAGGAACTTTTATTAGAGAATCATATACAGTTAATGCAAGAAATCCAAATCAAAGATTTATATTAAACAATTCTGGTATTGACACTACATCAATTAGTTTAGTTGTAAGAGAATCTGCTTCATCTACAGTTCAGCGTAAGTATAGACAAGCAGATAGTTTAATTGATATTACTTCATCAAGTCCAGTTTATTTCCTTCAAGAGATTTCTGATGAAAGATATGAACTCTTGTTTGGAGATGGTGTATTTGGCCAAAAGTTAGAAGAACCAAACTTAATCCAAGCATCATATATTGTAACTAATGGTGAGGATGCAAATAATCTTTCCAACTTTAGTTTTTCTGGAAGATTGGTAGATAATAATGGAGCATCAATTGTAAATGGAATTTCTTTAGTTTCTACCATTCAAACTTCATATGGAGGAAAGTCCATTGAATCAGTAGATTCTATTAGAAAGTATGCTCCACAAATATATGCTTCACAAAACAGAGCAGTAACAGCAGCTGATTATGAGGCAATTGTTCCAAGAATTTATCCAGAAACAGAATCTATTTCTGCCTTTGGTGGTGAGGACTTAACTCCACCAGTATATGGTAAGGTGTTTTTGAGTATTAAACCATATAATGGTGTTTTTCTCNNGGCATTAAGCAAAATATACAATCAGAATTAAGGAAATATACCGTTGCAGGAATAGTTCCTGAAATTGTTGATTTGAAGTATTTGTATGTCGAAGCAAATACTACTGTTTACTATAATACTAATCTAGCACCATCTGCAGATTATGTAAAAAATATTATATCCAATAATATTGTAAATTACTCAGATTCAACTGAGTTAAATAAATTTGGTGCAAGATTTAAGTATAGCAAATTTCAAAAGATCATTGATGATAGCGATCAATCCATTACCTCAAACATCACTACAGTTGTTATGAGAAGGGATTTGGAAGCAAGATTAAATACTTTTGCAGAGTATGAAATTTGCTTTGGCAATAGATTCCATATCAAAAATTCCAATGGTTATAATATTAAATCATCTGGATTTAAAGTGAGCGGAATCTCTGATACGGTATATCTTGGAGATATTCCTGATTCAACTAATGAAAAAGGTTCTGTATTTTTATTCAAGTTAAATTCACCAACAGAACCAGTGATTGTTAAAAGATCAATTGGGACCATTGATTACATAAAAGGAGAAATTAAATTAAATCCTATTAAAGTAATCTCCACTGATGTTCAAACACCATCTTCATTAATTCATATATCAACTTCACCATATTCTAATGATGTGATTGGATTGCAAGATCTTTATTTGCAACTAGATATTAATAATACTACAATCAATATGGTATCTGATGAAATTGCATCTGGAAGTGACCTTTCTGGAAGCAATTACACTGTAACCTCCAGTTTTTCAAACGGATCTCTTACAAGAAAATAAAGAATGGCTGAAAATAGAGTAAAATTTCAAGACATTGTTGCTAGTCAACTTCCAAGATATGTAAGCGAGGATTTTCCTCTTCTTACAAGTTTTCTGGAACAGTATTATGCTTCACAAGAGTATCCTGGAGCAACATACGATCTTATTAGAAACTTAGATCAGTATGTTAAAGTAGATGAACTGTTCAATCTCAAATCATCTACAGAATTGCTGTCAGACATTTCCTATGGAGATACAACCATAGAAACGTCTTCCAATACCAATTTCACCTACGGATTTCCAGATACAAATGGTTTGATCCAAATTGGTGATGAGATCATTAGATATGAATATAAGACAGATACTGCATTTGTAAATTGCACCAGAGGGTTTAGTGCTGTAACTTCATATACCACTAGCAATGTTCCAGATCAATTAGTATTCTCTACGTCAGAAATTGATGAGCATAGTGCTGGTGATACAATCTTAAACTTAAATATTTTATTTTTACAGGAATTCTTCAAGAAATTAAAGAGGCAGGTTATTCCTGGTTTTGAAAATAGGCAGATTTATTCTGGTCTGAATGAAAGAAATTTCATCTATTCTTCTGATAGTTTCTATTCTTCAAAAGGAACAGATCAATCATTTGAAATTTTATTTCGTGCTTTATATGGTGAAGATGTAGATGTCATTAAACCATCTGAACTTCTTTTGAGACCATCTAATGCAAACTATAAAGTCACTCAAGATTATGTTGTAGAACAAATTTCTGGTGATCCTTTACAGTTAAAGAATTTAACTTTATTCCAAGATTCAACAGGATCCAGAGGATCTGTAACTGATGTTGAGCAAATACATTATGATCAAGGTCAATATTACAAAATTAGTATTGATTTTGGGTATCAAAGAGACATTGATGTAGATGGATCAATTTTTGGTAAATTTTTACCAAATCCACAAACAAAAATATTAAATGATGTATCTGCAAATTCTTCCATAATCGATGTTGACTCTACAGTAGGATTTCCAGAAAGTGGTTCTTTAGTAGTCAATGATATTGATGGGAATGTAGCATCTATTCAATATACAGATAAAAATGATAATCAGTTTTTAGGAGTTAGCGGACTTTCATCTACATTGGTAGAAAAAACTAATATTAAGTTGGATGACTACTCTTATGCTTATATTGGTCAAGGAACAAGCAATCAAATTAGAGTTCGCATTACCTCTACATTAAAAAATCTGTCTTTAAATGGAGATACTTACTATTTTGAAAAAGGCGATTCTATTAAAGTTCAATCTTTAGGT